TTTATGACTGGCACGTTGTCTGGCCTTGTTGCCGCCAACGGTCTTAAACGTAAACCTGACCCTGCAACACCATGACCGTTATACCTGCCAACCCTAAGATTGTTGGCTCTAGGCCGTACACAGGTAACAGCGACGGCGCTGCCGCCGGCCCACTGCCCGGCATGGATGAGTGGATACGGCAAGCCATCAAATATGGTGCAGGCGCGTTTTGGAATAACGGCTCTTGGGGAGTACGCAATATGCGCGGCAGTGAAACATCGCTTAGTGTGCATGCCACTGGTCGAGCAGTTGATTTGTCGTACCGCGCGTCAGAAAAACAGCCCACCGCAAACCGCAAAGGCACTATTGCGTTTATTAACATTGTGCTTGCTAACGCAAATGAGTTAGGTGTTGAGTGCGTACTTGATTATTTTCCTAAAGCGTTCGGGCGTGGCTGGCGTTGTGATCGGCAAGCGTGGAAAAGTTACAGCAAGCCAGAAATTCACGGTGCGCCGGGTGGCGATTGGTTGCACGTTGAGATTGCACCAGCGTTTGTTAATCAGCCTTTAACCCTTATACAGCAAGCGTTTAGACGGGTATTCACCGAACTGCCACAGTAATGCCCTATGGTGGAAACACCGGCGATAGGAGATGCAATGGCAGACGCTAAAACATACGTTTACGAGGTTTACACGACTCGATTAGACACAGAGCAAATGGTGTTAATACAAATCTTTCGTGACCCAATAGACGGCAGAGTGCTACACGCGCAACTGGCGTTTAAGAGCGCTGTCGGTGACAGCTGGGGCACGCCTTACCAATTGGAGAAAAAATGAGTTATTTAGCAATCAAAATAGGTGCATGGGCAATTACAGGTTTAGCAGCGTTTGTGTTGCTATGGGATGCCAGCGCGCCACCAGAACGCAAACTACAACCGGGCGAACAGATCACCACAGTGCTGAACAGTGTTGTGCCACCAACAATTGCGCTAACACCAATAGCCACCACAACTACGGCAGTGCCTAAAGGTTGTGCACAATACGTGGCTGACGCAATTAGTGCCGGTTGGCCTGCAGAGCAAGCACCTACATTGGCGCGTGTGATGTTTCGTGAGTCACGTTGCATCCCAACGGCCTACAACGCCAAAGACAGCAATGGCGGTAGTCGAGGATTGATGCAGATTAATGGAACTCACAAAAGATGGCTCATGCAACTTGGCTACATTAACAATCTTGATGATCTGTATAACCCAGACATTAATTTGCGCGCCGCGTTACACCTATGGCGTATGGTTGGCTGGTCGGCATGGGCGCTGCCCAACCCATGACCGATAACCCATATCCCGAAACTGGCATTACAGAGGAGACCCGACAGATGTACCCCGAAAACTACAGCGACAAATACAACAAAGTTTTTAAGCAATTTATAGATGATGTATTGACTGTAAAACCAGTAGCGCCGATAGACCGGATAAATGATCACTCAATCTTGCTTGATGAGCTAGAACTGATCTATGACGCACACATGACTATTGGCGGTCAACAAAACAGGTTTAATGCCAGTGTCATACGCGCTGCAATCAACGTGATAAAGTCCATCCAGTAAACCCGACCAAAGGACACCCGACATGAGCGATCAATTAGAAATGTTTACGACCACACTTGGATTGGCTGGACAAAAAACGCAAGTTGCGTTAAACCATCCATCTGTAGCAATTGCACACAACGCGCCAGACACGTCACGCGAGGCAGGCGAAGCAGCCAAACCGCACGCGGGCAAACAACGTGAGGTAGTGCACTTTTGGATTAAATGGGCAGGCCGCACAGAGGCTAAAGGCATGACCGCAGACGAGATAAGCGTGCTTCTAGAACTACCTGCACAGTCTGTTTCAGCGCGCATAAACGGTCTGCATCGAGATGCGTACATTGTGGACAGTGGCATTAGGCGCAAAACACGGTACGGCCGTAACGCAATAGTTTGGGTGGCTTGCTGATGATCATAGAATATGCAACAGAAAAACAATGCAAATACATATGGGGTTTAATGTTGCAAGTTGACAAAGAGCCTAAATGGATGTCAGATATGACCCGCACGGCCGCTGCCGCTTACATAAAAGAATTGTTGGAGCGAGTAGAAATGCAGGCTAATGGCACACTTTGACCTATCGCTTTACGAGACAGTCGCACAACGCCTAGAGCGCTGGTGGACTAAATACGAGACAGGGCGCATCATCACAACCATTCACCACTATGACGGCTCAACGATCATTATGCGTGCAGAGGGCTACAACAACGAGGACAGGCTCATTGCCACAGGATATGCAGAGGAAGTGTTTGGAAACAGCCCGGTCAACAAAACCAGTTTCTTAGAGAATTGTGAAACATCGGCCATTGGCCGCATGATTAGCAATAGCCCTATTGGGCACACAGGCGAACGCGCATCATCCACAGAAATGGAAAAGGTCAACCGCATAAACAGTGCGCCGGCTAAACCAGACAGTCACGGCAGCGCTACACCAAAACAGATTGGTTTTCTAAAAAGCCTTGCGCGTGGCAAGGGTTGGGATGATCTACAGCTGCTCGAATACATCCACCGCTTATTACAAGTTGATGACGTTGTAGTTGAGACACTTACCGCTGGTCAATGCTCAGCCGTTATAGATGGGCTAAAAAAATGAGAAACCCTAACGATGAATACGACCGTTTACATGATCACATGACAGCAATAGCGCGTGAGCGTGATTGGGCGAATCAAGAGATTGAGCGCCTAAAACTTGAATTAAATCTTGTCATTAACCAAATGAACAAAACTTTGCATGATGTCAGAGACGAATTGGAATTAGCCCACGAAGCACTACGGAGGCAAATGCCATGAGTCGCACAGTTTGGCTTGCACTAGCGCTGACAGTGTTATGCGCCGTGCTGATGGTGCGATCTGATAAAAAGTAAGACCCACACAATCGGCTAGTAACCGGATACCTAAGCCTGTCGCAGGGCGGTTGGATGATCTGCGGTAACGCAGTTAGACCAGCGCGCACAAAACCTGCTACATGAAAGGCACTGTGCTAAGCGTTGGGGCGAGTCGTAAACATAATCGACTAGATGGTGCAAGGTAATCGGATTGAGGCAGCCCGATGGGTAGAGCATCATCACTCTGTCTCGACTCACACATACAGTTGACATACACTTAACAAACCGACACAAAGGACAAGCCCGATATGCAACGTCAACCACAACAAACGAGAGCAAGCCGCTTGCGGCGCGGTAGCAATGGGTAAAGAACACAGTAACCCCGAATACAAACGCAACCGGGCAATAATCCTGCAAGGCAAACCAACCTGCAACTACTGCGACAAACCAGCAGACACCGTAGACCACATCGTTGCCTTAATGAACGGCGGCGATCACGGCCTAGACAACCTGCAACCATGCTGCGCGCAATGCAACAACCGCAAAGGACACAAAGAAGTAGCACAACGCAACCGATCAGTAAGCCACGCAAGAGCCGAAGCAATGCGAAACCACGCAATCCCAATGCCAAAAGCAAAAGAGTTTTTTTATGAAAAACAAAACATCACCCCGACCCAAGTCTTGCTTATCCCGAATGGCCCTAACCAGCCCGAACTGGCAGGGATTGGTCATGCACGGCCACGATTAGAAACATCGAGGCCAGATCATGTGGGTTCGTTCGCGCCGCAAGTTAGGGAATGGGCCAGCGAACAGATGAACGTGCAGTTAATGGATTGGCAGTACACCGCGCTTGACGGTCAGCTGCTTTACGATCAAAACTTTGAGCTGGTTAACCGGGTGAGCCTTGTAAGTACGGCGCGCCAATGCGGAAAAACGACTGCTTTGATGGCTCTTGTTGGTTGGTGGCTTACAGAGATGCCAAAGATACGCGGCAAGAAACAAACCGTGTTATCTACCGCGCACAGACTCGATCTGGCTGTAATGCTCTTTGACGAATTGTCACCGATCTTAGAGTCACGCTTTAACGCAACCCTAATGAAATCGTATGGGCGTAACAAAGTAACGATGCCAGACGGCTCTACTTGGCTGGTGCGCGCTGCCAACAATTCTGTGGGTCACGGCACTAGCCCATCGCTGGTGGTTGCCGATGAGATGTGGGATATATCGCGCGAGGTCATTGACGGCGGACTCTTGCCGGCTCAACGTGCACAGGTTTCACCGCTTTTGTCTATGTGGTCAACGGCTGGCACTGAGGCAAGTACGGCAATGTTGCGTTGGCGTGAGCAAGGTTTGCGCGCTATTGACACAGGCAAAAACGCATCGTTTTATTTTGCGGAATGGTCACCGCCGCCAGACATAAACCCAATGACCCCAGAGGCATGGGTGTATGGCAACCCTGCATTGGGCATAACGCTTACGCTTGAAACCTTGCTGGCAGAGTCTGAGAACCCTGATCGAGCAGCATTCTTGCGCGCCAGTTGCAACCTATGGGTTGCGTCAGATAAATCATGGATACAGCCAGGCCAATGGCCTGCCCTGCAGTATGACGGCGAGATACCTGACGGCGGCACGATAGCCATAGAAACCAGCCTTGATGACACACGCTATTTTGCGGTGCGTTGCGTGGCTTTACCTGATCGGCGCACAGTCGCAACAGTCGAGTTTGTTGCAGACACTTTTAGCGAAATGCTGGCACAGGTTGAGCGCCTATGTGCTAACCCAATGGTCAAATTTGCGATCACGCCAACGGTAGATAATCACTGGCCGTTATCGCTAGAGCGCCGCCGTGTAGTAGTGGGCTACGGCGAGATACTCAAGTTCACGCCGTCAGTTAAAAACATGATTAACGAAAAGTTGTTGTGGCATGACGGCAGCAATCAACTTGCTGAACACGTCAGCCGCGCTGTAGCAGTCAGATCACAAAACAGCATTGCGCTATCTAGCCAACGATCACCTGGGCCTATTGAGTTGGCGCGTTGCATGGTTTGGGCAGCTGCACTGACCAGTCGCCCTACGTCATCTGGTAAGCCAATGCTCGTTGTTGTGTAACCACTAGGCTCATCTTGGCATCGGCTCGATGGCTTGCTTATCGTCGGGATACCGCATCGCATACCGGGTCGATGCCACCACAAACGACATAGATTGTGACACACTCTAAACATGGCCATATTTAATCGACTAGTTACTAAGGCTGCAGTTTCGCCAGCCCCAGCCAAAGCGGCCGCGTCTGGCGGCAGCGTAAACCAAGCTTTAGCGTCGTATTACAATTTTACAGAGGGCGAAGCACGCAACCGTTGCATGAGTGTGCCAACCATTAGTCGAGCGCGTGACCTAATTGCATCTGTAATCGGTTGCATGAGTTTGCAAATGTATAACGAAATGTGGAATGGCGACTCAATGGAAAAAATGCCGTTAGCGCCACGATCATGGTTGCGACGCATTGACCCAGCCGTACCAAACAACTTTATTTTGTCATGGACATTTGATGACTTATTTTTTTATGGTAGAAGCATGTGGTACATCACATCACGAACAGCCGACGGTTTTCCCGCAAGTTTTCAACGTTTGCCTATGGGCAGTATCAGCACTACCGACATGACAGGCCCGGTCTGGTTTGGGCCATCAAAGGAAATCTATTTCAACGGCAACCAACTAGACGCAGCAAACGTTGTGCAATTTTTGTCGCCAATTCAAGGCATCACGTCAATGTCAACGCAATCGGTTGGCACGGCGCTCAAACTTGAAGCCGCACGCTACCGAAACAGCGCATCGTCAATCCCAGCCGGCGTACTAAAACAAACTGGCGGCGAACCGCTATCAGGGCAAGAATTAGCCGATCTAGCAAGCGCTTTTAACGCTGCGCGCGCCACCAACCAAACTGCAGCATTAAACGAGTATTTGACATACACCGAAACGGCTACCAGCCCAGACAAAATGTTGCTTATTGACTCTGCAGAATTTCAAGCAAAAGAAATGGCTCGAATTTGCAACGTACCGTTCTACCTTGTTGGATGTGACGTTGGCTCGTATTCTTATGTCAGCAACGACGGTGCGCGTGCTGATCTGTGGACATTTGGCGCTAAAGCGTATGCGGAATGCATCACCTCAACCCTAAGCCAAAACAACGTGCTGCCTAACGGCACATACGTTGAATTTGATTATGAGGATTACTTGCAAAACGAATACGCAACACCACAAATGCCAGACATGGCCACACCTATGGGAGTAACATCACCATCATGATAAGACTCATACCAGAAACCTCGTTTACCATTGACGCTGCCGCTGGCGACACACCACGCCGCCAAATCTCTGGCGTCGCAGTCGAGTACGGCAAAACAGCAACCGTTTCAGACGGCACACAAGTGCGATTTATGCCCGGCTCATTATCAGCGGAAGGCAAAAACCCAAAGCTTTACATGCAGCACGACTCAACCCAGATCATCGGCCAAGTAACGGAGCGCGTAGACACAGGCGATGCAATGATGTTTGTTGCCAAAGTATCTGCAACACGTTTGGGCGATGAAGCAATGATCTTGGCCAGTGATGGCACTATTGACTCAGTTTCGGTGGGAGTGCAACCAGTCAAATGGCACGACGACAACGGCGTAATGGTTATTGAGTCTGCCAAATGGCAAGAATTAAGCCTTGTCAGCCAGCCAGCATTTGAAGGCTCGATCATCACACAGGTGGCGGCGAGTATCCACCAAGACGAGCCAGAAATAAGTACTATAGAAACAGAACCTACACAGGAGAACGAAATCATGAGCGAAGTAGCAGCCCCAGAAGTCATCATCCCAACCGAACCAATTACTGCATCCGTGAAGCGCGAGCCACGTTTGATGTCACGCTGGGATTACATTGCGTCATTTCATCAGGGCGGCGACGCATGGGTGAAGGCACAACAAAACTTTAAGGATTACAACGACTACCACAAAGTGCCATCAGTTAAAGCAGCTGCAGGCGATGAATTTTTGACAAGTGTGCCCGGTCTCTTGACCCAAGTTGAGTTGGGTCCTGTTTTTCAGGATCTAAATTTCATGCGTCCAGTTGTAAACGCTTTGGGTGCACGCGCAATGCCATCAACACCATCGTCAACTTTCAACCGTCCGACGATCACAACGCACACAACTGCAGCATCACAAACCGAAGGTGCAGCCGCGTCAGCAACAACAATGGTCGTTGCAAACAACACGGTTACCAAAAAGACATTTGCTGCATACCAAAACATCAGTTACCAGACAATTGACTTTACCGATCCGGCAGCATTGCAAATCGTCATCAACGACATGCTTGGCGAATACATGATCGCAACCGACAACGAAGCAGCAGACAACTTGTTGACCGCTGCAACATCCGCTGGCGTTTGGGATTTGTCGGTCACCGACTTGTTGAAGTCAATCTATGACGCAGCAATTGTCACGTTGAACGCAACAAACTACTTGCCAACGCACATGTTTGTAAGTCCTGACACATGGGGCGCTATTCAACAGCTTGTCGATACGGCTGGCAGACCGATCTTTGGTTACACCAACGGTCCGGGCCTTGCAGGCATGAACACACTTGGCAATGCATCAGTTACTTCATGGACAAACACTGGCCCACTGGGATTGCAAATGGTTGTAGACAACAACTTCAGCACCAAGACAATGGTCATCATGAAGGACATTGGCTTTGAAATCTACGAGGAACAAAAAGGCATTTTGTCTGTTGACAATCCGTCTACTTTGACTCGCGGAATTAGCACACACGGCTATTTCTGCACATTCAAAGCCAACGCCAACATGATCCAAAAAATCACTCAGGCATAGTCGAAGGGCGGCGTAACCGCCATGTCTAGTTACACAACAGCCAGCAAGCAACTTATTTCTAACTACGCGTGCATCAGCACGTTAGAACCAACAGAAATTGTTGTAGGCGAAAACATTACGGTCAGTGGATTAGCCGCGCCGTTTAACGGCACATTCAAAGTGTTGGATATGAGCCAATACGAATTTACTGGTGTTGACTCAACTACAGGCGAATTTCAATTTGACTTTAATGTGCCTAGAGCCAATCAACTTATTTATGCGGCGACTGGCTCAAATGTTGAATACGTGGTTACTTATGCAGGCACAGTTGTTTATACGCAGCTTTGCACATGGATTACCGTTGCCGATCTGGTCACCTATTTGGGCGTGACAATTACTAACCCATCAGACGATTACACACTTGCCACACAAGCCACCAACGCAGCAAACGTCTTTTGTTACCGCCGCCGTCAAGAGTCCAACTACCACGACGGATTGAGCACATCACCCGGCACAGACGTCACGCTAGGCACGCTCATGTATGCGTCAGCTTTGTGGCGTAGTCGAGGGTCAATAGAAACCGCGTATGCAGCGTTTGACACGATGGGCACGCCAACCCAGCAGTCATTGACACCGATCGTTAAGCAATTGTTGGGTATCCCCCGACCAGCGGTTGCCTAATGCCTGCACCGTACACAGACCTACTTAACGAGGCCATAGACGATGTTGCAGCCACGCTGACAGCCGTTAGCGGCTTGCGCGTCGTCACTGACCCAACTCGATTAGTTCCTAATTGCGTGTTTCTATTAGCGCCAAGTTTTACGACCTACGGCGGCAACGGCAACATTGTGACTATGGATTTTCCGCTTAAAGTTGTTGGGTCTGGGCCTGCAGGGTTGCCAGTGTTGCGCGAGATTTTAAGCATTGTTGCATTAGTCCTGGCATCAAAAGTCATTGTGCTGTCTGGTCAGCCGGCGTCAATTGAGATTGGCGGCGCATC